AACCACTCCTCGTCGTCTGGGTTGCCGATACAACAGGTACGTTGAACTCAACCGCGAGTCCACGTAGTTCTTCAGCAATCGCCTTGACGAGGGTGTAAGAATTAACTTGCGACCCACTACGAATCCTTGAGGATGTGCATATGTTTAGATAGTCCACGTAGATGATATCTGGCACAAAGGAACGTTTGAGTCGTAGTTCGTTGAGCAAGTGTCTGAAATGTCCAGACCCTGCTGATGCGGTAGGATACTCTTTGACGATGAGTTTACCAGATGTCTTACCTCGCACTCGTTGTATTTTCTTATCGTACATATCATGTGGCAGTGCCGCAAGATCGTCAAGCGTGACATTCAGAAGGTTTGCATCGATACGTTCGGCAATCTTCTCTTCTGCCATCTCCATAGTAATATATAGAACATTCTTACCTCCAATAAGGTTCGCAGATGCCATATGGCACATTGCAAGTGACTTACCCACACCAGTACCTGCGAGAATAATGTTCAGTGTTTTGTTGGGGAGTCCACCCTTGGTGATTCGATTCATGTAGTCGAGATCGAATGGAATGCGTTCTTCTACTCTGTGATAGAACTCATATCGACTGTCATAGTCTTCTAGGAAATCGTGTCCAATGTTTGGATCGAATGATACGCCCAATGCATCAGACAATAACTCTGGGATTGCTCCCTTGTCTTTCTTGGTGTCGTTGCCATCAAGAATAGCAATCGAGTTCATGATAGCATTGTAGATTGCTTTCTCTTGGCACCACTTCTCAGTCGTATCTGTCAACCACTGACGATCAACTTCTTCTCCATCGAGAGAAGATATCAGTCTCGATGCATTGGAAAACTCTTCATCAGACAGATCGTTTCTCTGATCCATCTCCAGAGTCAGTGCTTCTTTGGTAGGTAGACTATTATATTTGTTGACGAACTTGTCGATCTCTTGATAGACAGTTTTCTCTAATCGGTCATGAAAGTATTCGGACTTTAAGTATGGTAACGTGCGCCTAGTAAAATCTTCATCATTCAGTAGGTGCCTCAGTATCACCAGTTCCGTCTTCATCTTTTGCGTTCTCCAAATTCTCTTCAATAATGCCTACAAGGATATCACCTATTATACTCTCAAACTGATCTGTAGTCAAGTTCAATTTGTCGGGGTTCTCTAGGGTGATGGTGTTGAAAGATAACACCATGTCTCCCTCTTCCTCATTGAACGACACCGTATCATACTGAAAGGCAACCCCTGCGTAGTCGCCTTCTTCTAATTTGATTGCCCAGTGATTGTTATGAAAAGAGTTTGGGTGCTCAACCAGACTGTACTTCACTGTCATAATTGACTTCCTCTACTTCGTCGATACCAATTTGCCCATACAGATATTCCTTCTGTGCGGCATCCTCTAGTTGCTTCATGATGTCATCCGTGAAGTATTCTTCTGGATTGTCATTGATTGCCTTACCAAAGACTTTACGACCATCAGGCAACTCATAGCGAGTAGACACTTTCTTTATAATGTCATACTTCTCTGCCAGATCAAGAAGACCGTAATAGCGATCAAGACCGCTATCATAGGATAACTTAACGAATACGTCTTTGTTCTCTTTGGTGAATCGCGACTTGTGCATACGAACTTTAATGAGGTTTCCGATAACGTCCGTTCCGTCTTTGTCTTTCTTCTTTGTAAGCATGCAGATAGACGATGCCGCATACTTGAGACCAGATCCACCGCTAATTTCTTTAGTTGGAACATAAGCACCTACTACGTCGTAGACGTGGTTAGTAACAAGCATAGGCACATTTGCCTTTGCTAACTTGAGTGAAAGAACTCGGAACGTGCCACGCAACAACTGTGCTTTGGTCATGTCTCGTGCGTTTTTACCAGACGCAGTATCTTCCAGTTCCTTCTCCGATGAAAGCATACCCAGTGAGTCGAGCACCATCATCATTGGCGGTTGCTCTTTACCCTCAAGGTAAGAGTCGAGCATACGCACTGCTTGTGTGCGAAACTCTTCGATAGACTGTGGTTCAACGATTGCCACACGCTTGGCATCGATACCTCGATCAGTCATCATCTTCTTAGTGACTGCCGCCTCGGTATCAAAGTAGATTACACCGCCTTCTGGATTCTGCTCAAGAAATGTCTTGAGTACCCCAAGAACAAAGAAAGTCTTGCCTGTGGCAGACTCACCTGCGAATGCCGTGATCTTATTATTCGGTACGCCCCCGTAGAGTGAACCACTTAATACCGCATTCATAATATAAGAACCAGTGTCAATCGATCCAGAATACTCTGAACTGTTGCCACCGTCTTCAAGGATATTCGCGTTATCGAACCCCTTGACCAAATCACCTAGAAAATTCATGATGTATATACCTCATCCATCTTGTCACGAAACAATTCAATTTTAGCAAGACGGTCTTTACCATTCCACTTGATGTAATCCTTTTCTGGATTTGCCGCAAGATTGTTTAGTAATGGTAAGACCATGTTATATAGAGTATCGCATTTTTTCTGTAATTTGTCAACCTCTAATGTTGACGACTCTGCTGAAGATTTTACTTGTTGGACGATCTCCAGTTCGTCCTCGTCCACCATAGTGAACCCAAAATCGAAATCAGACATTTCTTACTCCAAACTTTATATGCTTATACCACACACGCTCGTGAGCATAGTACAATACGAACTTGATGATCAAGTCTGCCACGAACACTGCACCGACTGCTTTAGGAGGCAGTCCAAAAAACCAAGCAATAGCGGCAGTGGTACATGATGCGATGATTCGCCACGTTACTGCTTTTGCTAGATGTCTACTTTTTGTTACTTCGCTCATACAAAGAATGCCTCAAGTGTTGACTTCTTTTCAGCATTCCATCCAACAACATTTAGAATGGCACTTAGCGGTTCCAGAAACGCTTTATCAAATTGCGTATCGTAGTCAATATACTCGCTAAGAGAGAATTCCTTCGGAAGGGTTGAAATAATGCTGAGAACATTTTGCCTAATCGGGTTAGGAGTTCGCAGGTAGCAGAACTTAATTTTTTCACCATCCTTGATAGATTCATATCGCTTCTCCAAGTTATGTTTTTTAAGTAGGTCATTATATACTAGACTTCCTCTCACGTGAATAGGAGTGCCTTTGGCAATCTCCAGTTCTTTACCGTATGATTGGTATTTAGTTAGATCAGTTACGCCACGAGGGAACGCTACATCCTCAAATGGAAGTGTTTTGAACTCTTCACGAAAATCTGCAATGTAAGATTGCACTGCGCTCTCATCTTGATTCATGATGATTTGCAGTGCTTTCTTCAATGCTTCACGGCATGATGCAGGTGTCGATGACTTAACAGTTTCGATACCCATCATCTTCAACTTGGGGTCAGCATACCTTACCCCCTCGTTGTCATACACGTTGAGGATGTAGCGTTTTTTGGCAGTCCAGATGCCCTTGTCAGCGATTGCTTCTCGCTTCATGAACATCTTCTGCCCATAGGCATTCATTAGATCAGCAAGGTCTTGATAACTCTTATCAATAAACGGTTCAATCTTTTCTTCAGCAACTCTGTCAAGGAAGTCCACCACCCTCCTCTTACGATCACTCTCCGAGACGTTGCTTCCCATTGGTAACACTTTATCAACCAGTCTGTCAAAAGTAATGTATAACGAGTCTGTATCCGATGCAATAACATAATCTTCGCCTTCCGTCTTTAGTAGTCTGTTAAGGTACTCATTCATTCGCGCTTCAATCCACTTGATGGATAACTGTCCACTCAGTGTAATCGACTCTGCCATACGCACATCAAAGAACCGGAAGTACTGATTACCCAAAGCACCATAAGCAGAGTTCAACTGAACCTTCTTTGCGAGTTGAAGGTTCTTATACTTACTTATGTCTTTTTCTAACTGCTTCTTGCGCTTGAGTAACTTCTGCTCTATCAAATGATTAGTCCACTTGTTGCTTTGTGGTATGCTTTCTCAATGTCAGAATTTACGGGAGTTACGAACACATACTGAGCAAATGTCACTGTCTTGGGATTCATCTCTCCCGTCACACAGATCCCTGCGGCAAACCCCATACCCTCACCCTGTTGGACGAGCATGCGCGGATCTCCCAATGTGATCGTATTACCTTCACTCGATTCATACTTACCAACGTACTCACCTGCAATCGATACGAC